ATTTGCCTTGGAACAGAGACAACGATAGGAACGGATTCTACACAGGATAATATGTATATTCGTTGGTCTTCACAAGAAACAACAAACGAATGGACACCAACGGCAACAAACACGGCGGGTTCACACCGATTAACAGATGGTAACCAAATACAAACAGCCGTTAGATCAAGAGGAGCTGTTATGGTATGGACAGATTCTGCTTTGTATCAAATGCAATTTATTGGTGCACCTTTTACTTTTGGATTTAAACAAATAGGTTCTAACTGTGGCGCTGTAGGAATACATGCGGCAGTAGATGTATCGGGTACATCCTTCTGGATGAGTGATGAATCTTTCTTTATGTATGATGGTGCGGTTAAAAAAATACCGTGCTCTGTACAAGACTACGTATTTGATGATATTAATCCTAATGCTAAACAAGATGTATTTTGTTCAGCAAATTCAGACTTTAATGAAGTCATGTGGTTCTATCCCTCAGAAGGATCAGATCAAATTGATAAAGTTGTAATGTTCAATTATGCAGAAAACTTATGGTATATTGGAACATTAGCTAGAAGCTCATGGGCGGATAGTGGTGTTTATGATAATCCTTATGCAACGGAATTTGATTCTACAGATACTACAGCTAGTATCTCTACAATCAACGGGCTTAAAGCAGGTCGTACTTTTGTGTATGCACATGAAAAAGGTGTTAATGACAATGGCTCAGCTATGTCAAATCATATTGAATCAGGCGACATTGATATACAGGACGGTGATCAGTTTATGTCGATTGCAAGGTTTATTCCCGACTTCAAGAACCAAGCGGGTACGGTGGATGTAACATTAAAAACACGGCCCTATCCAACAGGAACACAAACAACTCACGGCTCCTATGATATAACAACAAGTACAACGAAACAAGATACACGAATACGTGGACGACAAATTTCTATACGAGTAGCAAGTGACGCCGTTGATGATAAATGGCGATACGGAACACTTAGACTTGATATGAAACCAGACGGAATGAGGGGAAGTTAATGGCACTTATTACAACACCACGTTTACCGGAAGCACCGGAAAAATATGACAGACAACAAATGGCACAACTTGTGCAAACACTGGAACAAATGATATTTGTCTTGAACAACACATATGTACCAGAAACTCTTAAACAAGAAGATGAAAGGGTAAGTTGGTTTTTATCATAAATGGCAAACGTCTATACAAACTATAAAACAAAGCTCTCTACTAATGAGTTGACTACTGTATATACAGTACCAACAGAGACGACAGCAATTGTTAAATCTATTCGTGTATCAAACGACGATACGGAAAACAATTGTAACATATCGTTATATCTTGTAGACTCAAGCAGTGTTAGTTATAGTTTAGAAGTAGATAGAACAATTCAAGCCAAACGATCACAAGAGCTTCTTGCAACCGGTAATATGGCGCAGGATACATCTGATAGCACAGTGTCAGCACCTGCTCCACTTGTTGCAAAAGAATCAGAAATAATAAAGGCTCAAGCTCAAAATGGCAATGATTTGAGTATAATTATTAGTGTGCTAGAAGTGTCTAGTACGTAGGAAATAATGGAAATATTAATTAACTATTGCAAAAGGATGGGAAAATGAGTATAAAAAGGGACGAAAACGTATTAGCTGGCAGGAAAACTTCCGCAGTTCTTCCTATTGAGACCAAAGAGACAGTTTCCAATACGCAAACAGGTAAAGAATACGCTAGTGAAAATGAAGCACAAGCGGACGTTAACAATCCTGCAACTTCCACAGAAGAAAAACACATCAAGCGCGATGTCGCTATAACGGTGAATAGCCTAGACATATTCGGAGAGGTCATGAAATAAACATGCAGGGATTAGAATCATTAAACGAGTTTAAAAGTTTCGTATCAAAGATTGGCGGCCTTGGTCGTTATGAAGATACATATATCGTGCATGCAGCAGAAGGCGAAACCGTTGTTCCAATGGAGGTTTTAGATAGGAACCCTGTATTGAAAAAACGGTTATTTAAAACAATGGTAGACATGGGTATTGAACCCGGAAGATACATTGTTGGTAATGAACTAAACTCAAAAAATCCTGTAACAGGACAACCAGAATTCTTTTTTAAATGGGTTGGAAGACGACTGAGAAAAGCAGCAGCCGATGTATCGGGCTATGTTGCTCCTATTGTTGGGGCGATGTACGGACCAGCGGCAGGTGCTGCGGCAGGCGCGATGCTTGGTCAATACAAAAGAGAAAACCCGGGTGATCCAAGTCAATGGGCACAGATGGCAATGCGTGGTGGTATTGCAGGTGTAGGTACTAACTTAGCAACTGGTCAAAGTCCTTTCTCTCTTGGTGGTGGCATGAGAGGTGCTTATGGACTAGATACTTATAATCCTCTCAAAATTGGAAAAGCAATGATGGGGAAACTTCCAACTGAAGGTGAAGCTTACGACCAATTTTTAAAAGAAAATCCAGAGTATTCAAAACTAGGAGAAAGACAAGGATGGGATGCATTTAAAGATCCTAAAACTGATGAATGGAGATTCATGGAAAATTTTGGTAGTAGTGACAAAGAAAAAGTAAGTTTTGATAATTTTGTAAAAGAAGAAGGTGGTGGTGCTTTTGATGCAAGTACTTTAACACCAAGTCAAGAAGACATTTTTTTAGAAAAATATTTAAATGCGAATAAAGCTAAAGATGCTACTCTAGCAGGCATGGATGTCATGGAAGCAGCGAAACTATACGGACTATCAACAGCGGCGCTAGGATGGCTGATAGATTCAACATCATCAGATGAAAACGTAGGACAACAAATTGATCCTTATGAACCACACGGATTAAGTTATGACTCTATGTTAAATCCTAAATTGCAATGGGCACAAGACATGCCTATCGTGCCAGCAATGGCACAAGGTGGTGTCATGGACTTGCAAGGAGGAGGAGAGTCAACGGGACCGGGAACAGGAACAAGTGATTCCATTCCGGCAATGCTAAGCGACGGAGAATTTGTCATGACGGCTAAAGCAGTCAGAGGTGCGGGCGGAGGCGACCGTCGCGAAGGCGCAAGAAAAATGTACGAAGCAATGGATCGAATGGAGGCGAGAGCATAAAAATGGCTACAGCAACAGAAGTAACAACACCTATAGTACCGGAGTACTTAGAAAAACCAACGGAGCAGATGGCGAATACGTTGGGGACAATGATGGGCCAACCATTAAATGTCCCGGCGCAAGAGGTATACGGATTTACACCAACACAACAGGCAGCAATGCAACAAGCTTACGGCGGCATTGGGGCGTATCAGCCTTATTTAGCAGCAGCCGGTGCGGGACAACAGGCAGCGCTAGGCACAACAGGAGCCGGTGTACAAGCACTCGGTGGAATGAATATTGGGCCAGACGCTTATAAACCTTATTTTAATAAATACCAAGGAGACGTAACACAAGAAGCTTTAAAGGAAATTGATCGTCAATCACAAATGGCAAGTAACCAACTAGCTGGTCAAGCAGTCGGTGCAGGAGCCTTTGGTGGTTCACGGTACGGGCTACAACAATCAGAACTAGCGCGTAATACAGCAGACATGCGGTCACGTCGTATCTTTGAAGATTTATCCAAAAATTATCAACAAGCACAGGGATTAGCACAAGCAGCTAATCAACAACAAATGCAACAAGCACAAGCATTTGGTCAGCTCGGTCAACAAACAAGTGGCATTAGCGGCGCTTTGGCAGGACTTGGCGGTCAAGCACAAGCAATGGGACAATCTGATGTTAATCAGTTAATGGGCATTGGCGGGTTACAACAACAACTTGGACAAACTGGGCTTAACGTGAATTATCAAAATCAAATGGCATTAGAAAATGCGCCGTGGAATCAACTCTCAACTGGTGCTGGTATATTACAACAATTATCACCGCAAATGATGGGGACACAAGTAACATCACCACTACCGCAAACTAATCCATACGCGCAAGCGGCTGGAATAATGGCAACAGGTGCAGGTGGTTTTGGAGCATTGATGGGCTAATATGGCAGTACTAGGTAGAAAATTATTTAATAGAGGAGGCTACGCGCACCGCGGAACAGGGATCACGTATGGTTTAGATACACCAAAACGTGGCTATGTTGACGGACCGGGGAGCTATTCAGGTGAAATTTCCGGAACAGGTGGATTATTAGAAGAATGGGGTAACAATGTAAGTAAGGGACCCTCTCCCTCAAGAGATTTAGTATTACCCGGCATGGTAGAAGAAAGATTAAAACTATTACAAAGTTTAGATTTAGGTAGACCAGAGACATCTCCTAAATTAAAAACGGCTAGTTCTGCTTTATTAGAATTAGGCGGTAGGTTGTTATCTGGTAAATCTTATCAAGGTGGATTTGGTGGTGCATTAGATATTCTTGGTCAAGCAACTGCGGAATCTGCTCCAAGTTTTGCAAGAGCTGCCGAAACTAGAAATCAACAAAAACAAGCACAAGCTAATTTTGATAATCAGTTAAAGTTAAAAGCATTTGATCTTGCATACGATGAATATACAAAATCAAAAGTAAGTGAATTTAAGCCGGCTGATGTAAAAACATTTTACAGTAAAACTACACCCGATGAAACAATTGATATAGATTTAAATAATAAAAATTCTGAAATATACACTAATCCAAATTTTTTAAAAAGTTGGACAATAGAGGAACCAGACGGTTTTAAAGCAGCTAATCCAAAAACATTTTGGGGCAATGATGGAA